CCAGCACGCGCAAATTTGCATTATGTTTTCGTATACCATTAATAATGGCCTGTATGGTAGGTGTCATGCCGTGCGCTTCATCGACGACCACGGCTGCAAATTGGCTTCCAAACATATCAATGCTATTCTTTACTGTCCCTGGCGTACCGTAGATCACATCCCACCGCATATCGCGTCTGCCAGCGGATGCGCTGAATATTCCAGCGCGGTTGCCAGTGGCTTGATATTTCTGGTGATTTTGTTCGGTCAATTCCAGCGAAGGTTGCAAGCACAGCACCTTTTTTCCGGTGTGTTCGTACAGCCATTTTGCGATGTAGGCTACACATATCGACTTGCCCGATCCTGTCGCCAGCTCCAAAACCGCCGGTTCAATGCTGCGCCGCATCCAGCCGATGGCGGCGTCCACAGCATCTTGCTGATAGGGGCGGGGCTTAAACATATGCCGCTATCTCCCGCTGCAAGCACAGCGCCACTACCTGCTCGCACTGGGCCATGTCGAACATCCCGATGTGCGTCTTGTGTGGTGGCAGCCCCATCTGCTGCGACAGCCATTTGTAAGCGCCTGAGCGCGTCATTTCGCGGCTGCGCCAGATGATGTCAAAGGCTTCATGCGCTCGCATCTTCGCCAGCCGCAACCGGCTGTCAGCCAAACGGCCTAGCGGCCTTTTCGTGCCGGGATGACAGCCGACGTACGCTGGCTCATGGCCGTTGTCACAGTACCAGTACGGCTTTCCCCATAGCCGCCGCCAAGTGGGATATATCATCTTGCCCGACACTACACGCGCAGGGCGGTGGCAGTAGTCACAGGTTTTTGTGATGCTCATGTCTCTACCTCCTCACCCGGCCAGAATGCGACGGGCAGCCAGTGGGGATTATCGTGTGGTTCCGGCTTGTCGGTGATTGGGAGCGCCAAAGATGTGCCGTCATAAAAATACAGCATTGCCGTGACAGGACGGAATCGAACCCTGCCCTCGTTTATGAGCTCCCTGAGCACAGTGACCGCCTCTTCTGATATGCCGCGCCACAGCACGCAGTTAGGCGCATAGGCTAACTCGTAGTCCCCCGCGAACCCCTCTAGGCGGGCTAGGTACACGAACGTGACGCTGCCACCCTGTGCCACTATCGTGGTGTAGATTTTTTCTTTTAATGTCTTGCTCATGTCAGCCTCCAACTTACGCCCGGCTTGCCCGTCCACGGCGTTAAATCCAAGTCCGGCAGCTTTTCAGCGACAACCTTGGCGTACGATACGCTCCCTTTTCGCTCTACTTTCGTTAGCTTCCTGCCGCATATTTCTGCGCTTGTCCCGCCAGCGGCTTCTACCAGTGCTTCTAGGATTTCTTTCTGCTCGGCCCTGGCGTTGTCTTGTATGCGCCTAAGCTCATCGTATCTGGCCAGCAGCTCCTCATAACGCTTACCATTGATTATCTTGGTGCGCTCTACTAGGTGCGTAGGATTGTTTAGCTCTTCTAAATAACGCTGGTAGAACTCATGCAGGCGCGGCAGGTTTTCTGCCCACCACTGGGGGTTAAGCTCAACTCTCTCAGCGCTGGTGCTGTGTGGTGCCCACTGGTAAAAATCACACCACTTGCGCCCCGTGACTGCTAGCTGTACCTGCACCTGTGCGTAGTAGTGTGGCTGCTCCGATAATGATTTGAACTCCCCACCATTACGTAAGGAAAAAGGGCACTTCACCTCAATCATTCCGTCATCGCCAACAAAGCCATCGGGGGATGCGCCCAGCCAGTCGTGTTCAGGGTGTATATAAAACCCCGCTTCTACCACATTGACCCCTGTCTCGCTCATGTAGTCAAGCACTGCCAGCGGCTCGTGGTCATTTCCCCAGCGGGTTGCGACGTTCCCAGAAAATTCTGGCTCCGCGCCGTGAGCCTCACGCACCATTGCGCGAATCAAGTCATCGGGCTTTTGCCATGGGTTTACGCCAAGCGCGGCACCGGCACGGCTTGCCGTTAACTTGCCGACGCGGGCGTTGTGCCATTCTTTGGTTTGCTGTTTCATGCCATCTCCTTGTATGCGCCCCACGAGGGGGCGCGTGTTATTCATCAAAACGGTATGTCGTCGTCCATGTCGGCCATTGCCGGTGCAGGAGCCACCACCGGCGTAGGCTGCGCCGCCCCCTTAGAAGGAGCAACCGCTGACACCCAGTTGCCGCTGCGTTGCTGCCCGTCAACCTCCAGCTCCCATACCTGCAATTTGATCGCCTGGATTTTACCGGTCAGCGCGGATGCCAGATCGTGGTCTGTCGGCTCGTGCGAAAGCTGTAACAACTTTCCTCCTGCATTAGTATCAATCGCGGCCAACATGCGTTTGGCGCGGTCTGCTTTTGCAGGATCATTATCAAGCACACGAATCTTCTGGAAGATAACCCGATTCTTGTATTGCTCAGGCTTTAAAACCTGCCATTGGATATTGATGTACCAGTCGCCTTCGTAATCTGCCCATCCAGCTTGTTTGATTGCGGCAATACACCCTGTGTTTGCAGGGATGGGCTCAAAGTCCCCGCCGCCCGACTCGAAAGAACCGCCCGTATTACGCTGTTCGTCGTTCCAAAATGACATATCACTATCTCCAATAGATTAAAGTGCGGGCAAAATGCCAGCAAAGGGGTTTTTATTTGGTTCAAAGACAATATCATCTTCAATTCCAAAACGATTCTTAGATACGTTGCTTGCTGTGGCATAGCACACAAGCAAGCGAGTGCCATCCGACATGGCTTTTTTGCGTTCGCCTTCTCCAGTGGTAAAGGTTTGCAGTTTTAAGAACCCCACTACGTCACTGTCGTCCACGTAGGGCGCAACGCTGCGCTTGCCCAGGCGCAAGCTATAGCGCGTGTAGGGGTCTTGGTCTGGAAGTTCTACCGTCTCCGTGTCGGCATGCGCCACAAACACCACGTGCATGCCTTTACGTTCATTCAACATTCCGCACGCTTTTCGCACCCGCTGATGCATGGTCGCTACTGCTGCTAGACCTGCGCCATAGCCTCCCATAGCCTGGTTGATTGACCGCGGGTTTTTAGGATCGCTATCGATCACGTGCTGAATAAAAAGGCGCTCCAGAGCGGTCACGCTGTCCACGATCACTGTTTTATACTCGTGCTCTTCTTTAATCAACGCCATCAACTGTTCCCATACGTCGTCCACAGACTGGATAACTGGGAATGCGTCAGGGCGCTGCTCCGCAGGAATCGCTGACAAGCCATCTTCTGCGCGAATAACAATCGGCTGTGGGAATGTGCAGGCAAGGCTTGTTTTGCCCAGGCCTGAGTCACCAAGAATTGTGACAATCGCCGGTCTGTCGTCCGGCTTGCTAATAGTAGATAAAACACTCATTTGAATACCTCATTGGGTTATGGCGCGTGGACGTGCGCCGTTGCTCTTTCTCTATCCACGGTTGATAATGTACACCACTGTTGTTATGATGTCAACAAGTTAATCAACAACGGAGTTAATTAAATGAAAACCAAGGACGCGATTGCCTACTTTGGCGACATCAAAAAGCTTGCTGCTGCGCTCGATATGTGGCCGCACTCTATATATAGGTGGGGCGAATACGTGCCGCTTGCTCGTCAGTACGAATTGCAGATCAAGACAAACGGAAAATTAAAAGTAGGCGATGATAAAAAATGAGCTACCGAGACTGGATAGAGTGCGGCTACCGCGTGTTCCCGCTGCACCCAATAAACCCGGACGGAACATGCGGGTGCAACGAGGAAGGCTGTAAAGCGGCTGGCAAGCACCCCGCCCTAAACAACTGGCAGCACACGCCTGTATGGGACGATGAGCAACTAGACAATTTTGATGATCTGGGCTGGATGGAAAGCGGATATGGCATCATTGTGTCGGACGGCTTACTCGTCATAGATATAGACCCACGCAACGGCGGCGAAGAAGGTTATGCCAAACTGGTCGCGGACGTGCCAGAGATAGCGGGCGCAAACGTCATCGTAGAGACAGGACGAAAAGATGGCGGCAAGCATATTTATTTCAAAGCGCCCGCCGGTGTGTCTCTTGTGCAGTCGCTGCCACAGTACAAAGGCGTGGACGTGAAATCGTCAGGCTATGTCGTCGGCCCAGGCTCGTTACACGCAAGCGGGCACACATACGATATGGTGGTTGGCACAAGCCCAGCTGAAATATCCCCAGCGCCGGGCGCGCTTATCGATCTACTGCGCCGACCGGACGCGCACAGAACTAGCTTATCCGGTGAGCAGATCGATGTCACGGACGATGACCTGACCAAGATGATCAAGGGCATCGACCCAGATTGTGGTCATGATGAGTGGGTGCGCGTGGGCATGGCGCTACATGAAGTCACCGGCGGCACGGGCTTTGAGATATGGAACCAGTGGAGCAAGCGCGGCAAAAAGTACCCAGGGCGTGACGTGCTTGACCGGCGTTGGCATAGTTTCGGTAAGTCTGCCACCAAGGTGGGGTACGGCACGCTGCACAAGTACGCCACACAAAGCGGATGGCAGGAGCCGGTTACCTTTGACTACGATGGCTCGGACGCGCCAGACGACGAACCGGCACCACCAAAAGCGCGTCACCAGATGTGGCTGGACACACTGCTGGAATCGCGCCTGGAGCGCGTACAACGCATGGCGGCGCAGCCGTGGGTTATCACCGATATTGTCCCCGCTGGGGGCGTGGTTTCTTTGGTGGGCGGCTCAGGCGTTGGGAAATCCTTTATAGCGGTTGATATGGCGTGCTCTATTGCCAGCGGTTTAGAGTGGCACGGCCACATGGTCGATAACCCTGGAAGTGTCGTATACGTGGCCGCAGAGGGCGGGGGCGGTATTGATAAGCGGGTATTGGCATGGGCGCAGCAGCACGGCATGCAAGACGTGCCAAAGCTGCATATGATTCTAGATGCGCCAATTATTGACGACCAAGCGGATGCAGCACTAGTTAGTGAAACGCTTGCAGAGCTTGCACGGCGTATTGAACAGCCAATAAAGATGGTAATACTAGATACGTTGAACCGCGTGATGCAGGGCGAAGAAAACAGCGCTACAGCAATGGCAGCGCTTATGCGCGGCGTAGAGACTATACGGCAGCGCCTTGGCTGCGCGGTGCAGATCATCCACCACACGGGGCATGGTGAGCAGCAACGAGCTAGGGGGAGTAGCGCGTTTTTTGCTGCGCTTGACAGTGAGATCACCATCAAAAAGACTGGAACTCTAGTTGTTGAGCTAGAAAACACTAAGAGCAAAGACAGCGAGGCGTTTGATCCGGTTCGACTAAAGCTGGATAAAGTCACCATCGAGGGCGTCCATGACCGCCACGGGCGGCCTGTTACCAGCCTGGTGCCGCGCACCATGAGTATGATTGAGGAAGGGGTAGCGCTTGGCGAAATGTCGGAAGATGAGGCTATGCTGTGGGAGATAATTGAAGATATGGGAGTAGTGAAACCATACGATGAATCTATGCGCGAGGCATTTTATGAAGAGCTGGGGGAGTTATCGCAGCGCCAGAAAAGAGATCGCTATCGCAAAGCGGTTGATCAGTTAATCAACAAAGGACGCATCCATCGGGATGGAAAAGCACCGAACGGCAAGCCCAGATATGAGGTTCAGTAGTGTGGGGATATGGCCGCCGCCGCGACATTCCGTTTCCCCCCACGTTTTTGGTTGCGGCGGCGTGCGGCGGTTTTGGGGTAATCCCCACAATGCAGAAGCATATTTTTCTTTAGAATCAATATGTTATGGAACAATCAGGCAACGTCGCGACATATGTTTTTTTATACCTCTCCCCCACAATTTCCACATGCGGCGGCGTTGGGGGGGGTGTATATATAGATATACACCCCCCTACGACGGCGCGGCGCGTTGTTGGGATATGCGGCTGGTTACAAAATAATCCTTGCTATGTTCTTATGTGTATGTATAATTACATCAATGACTCAACAAACAAGGAAATACAACAGCATGACAAAACCAACCCAAAAAATCGGCCCCAAGCACAAACTGGTAAACCCCATGCCGCGCAACCTGATGCTGACTGAAGCGGTAATCGACAAGGCGCGCCGCATTGGAAAGGGGAATTTGTCGGCGGGGGTGCGAAAGGCGGTTACAGAATACCCGCAGGACGCCACTACAGCCCGCACAAGCGACGATCGCGGCGCAGGTGAGGGGTAGATAGCCATGACCACGAAAACGGGACAGCGGCACGCTCTACTAACCGGCGGCCCCGATGACGGCACCACAGAGCGCCCTTTCAAGGCAGTCAAGACGATCATCACTCAAAACGGGAACTGGTACGTGTTTTCTCATGAGCGAGAGGATGGGGTGTTGGTTTATGTTTATGAGGATAGGCAGCGATGACATTCGACGAATTCAAACAAAACGTAGAAGCCTGGGCAGCAGAGCGCGGGATTTATGAGCACAGCACGGCGGAGGCGCAGTTGTTGAAGGCGTTGTCCGAGTTGGGTGAGTTGGCGGATGCGCACATAAAAGACGACACATCAGAAAAAGCCGATGGCCTGATCGACACCATCGTATGCCTGATTAACTACGCCCACATGGAGCGCATCGACCTTAACAAGTCAATGTCCGCTGTGTGGAAAATACTGTCTGCCCGCACCGGCCACATGGTCGCGGGCGGTGCTTTTGTTAAGGACGAATAATCATGGAACACATTTTCATAACCCTACTCACTCTTAGCGCGTATTTCCTGCCAAGTTTGATCGCCATCGTGCGCAAACACCACAACGTGATCCCCATTGTGCTGACGAACGCCCTACTGGGGTGGACACTCATCATCTGGCTGGTGGCGCTGATTTGGGCTTTCACGAATCAGAAGGCGACGCAGGTTATTATCAACAACGGGTCGGTGAGATGACAACAGCACACGAAATACTACAAGCGGCCCAACAGCACATGGACGACCGTGCAGCAACGTACGACAAGCCAGAAGGGGAGCGCAGTATGTCGGCGACAGTAGAGGCTTTTAGCGCGATTACTGGCGTAAGAATGACCGAAGAACAAGGCTGGCTGTTTATGGCCGTTTTGAAAGCTGTGCGCAGTCAGCAGGGTGATTATCACGAAGATTGCTACACCGATGGCGCAGCTTACTTCGCTTTGGCGGGGGAAGCGGCGCATGTTGATCGTCTGCCAGACAAAGAAAGTCGAGAGGATGTTTTGAAGAATGACGACGATACGGGATGGAAACCGTGGAATGGGAAAGGTTGGATGGGGCCCATCGGGTTATCTGGCGTCACCCCGGTTGAGGTTCTTTTTAAGGACGGGATGACGGCGGATGCGTGTATGGTAAAAGATCTATATTGGGAAAACGATGGAAGCTCATCTGACATCATCGCCTACAGGATCGTAAAATGAAAACAGCACACATGGTCGGAGGACCGCACCACGGCGAAAAAATAGCCATGCGTGAGTTTACGGAGTTTATAAGTTTTCCAGTATTGAACGAAGTGGCAAGCTTTGTGGAAGTGGAAAGATTTGTGTTTCCCACCCCCATTCAGTATGGGAACATTGAGTACAGGAAAATAATATCTTCTGAAACTGACGCTATTTATTGCTGTAGTGACGACCCAGTTAGAGACATTATTGATTTTTACATGGGGGAAAAATGAAATTCAACAGAAAAATACACTTTACCGAACGCCGGTTGTGCGACTTGTCGGGGCTGACCCTTGACGCGCTACGGGTTCGCGCCAAGACTGATCCGAAGTTTCCAGAGGTGCTGTTTGTAAACAACGCGCGCCAGCTGGTATATAACAAGGACGCCGCGCTAGAATGGCTGTCGTGGCTACCCAGCCAGGACGATACGCCACTCATCGCCGCACAACCGGCGGAACGCGTCCCCTTGGCAAAGCAGGGCGAATACAAGCCTTGCAGATCGATGATAAGAAATCTGGAACGAACGGAAAAACTATACCCGCACAGCCTGGCAACGCTAAAAGGCATTGGTAACCGCGCTAATCTTGGCGGTCGTTATGATGCGTGATGGTGGCGTGATGGCTTATGAGCGAATCAATTACATGGACCCGATGCTCGTGCTGGAGCGCAAGCAGGAGCGACAGGCCAGATCAAGGCAGGGTAGGCAGGTCAGGGCAAGGGAATCACTAGAAGCGTTATTTGAAGGGGAATCTATGACGCAAGATGAATCGCAACAGGTTGAAGAACTCCTCAGCGTTTGGTTTGATTATGAGGACTCATACAGGCCAGCACTCGGAGCGCCGCGCGTATCGCCAAGCTGCAGGGGGCACGACCCAGGCAAGGTGCATGACACCGGCGACGACAGGGACGCCAAGCTGAACAAGATCACGGCTGAGGCAGTAGGCTCGTGTGTCGATGAATTGCATTACCTGCAACGGGCTGCAATCGGCGTTCATTTTCGCAACAAGAAAGCGGGTGCGGCAGCACACGGGAACCCGAGCATTGAGGAACAGCATGCGAAGTACCAGGAAGCGAAGCTGGCGTTGTGGCCGCTACTGAAACGAAAGGGGTTAGTGAGATGAAAAAAACACCTAAAAACGCAATATTGTTGTTGTTGCCGTTTTTGATTGTGGCTCTCTTATTGGCATCGTTGTATGTGTGGGGCGCGATGGCAATCTTAGTGATAGTCGGCGTGGCGGTTGTGGCCACGTCATACATCACACTATGGGGTATAGGAAAGATAATCGTCGATTACTACGGCGACAAATAGATGTAGGGGTTGACAGCGGATATATAAACAGTTACGATAGGTGTGTCGGTGCCACAGTTGCGCCCACAGAACACACAATCCCTTCGAGAAATCGCGGGGATTTTTTAATTCCTGTTGTCTCCTCCATGTCGTTCATTCGGCATTTCAGCCCGCCTGAGTCTCCGTGATTCGGCGGGCTTTCTTTTTGGGGCGTGGCATGTGGATTCTTACTATCCTGCTGCTGTTTCATGATGGCAGTGTTATCACCGTAACAAAGCAGATGGGTCGATCCATCGAGCCTACGAAGTGCATGGCGGAGGCGCGTAAAGCAGTAAGGCTCAAAGAGGTTGGTCTGCATGTCCTGTCTGCTACGTGCGCACGGGCTAAGATCGCATGAAGTTATTCACGCTGTACGAGGACGAGGGCCGACTGATATTAGGATGCGGCCCCCACGCTGGATGCATCGCAACGATCAAAGCAGCGCACTGGCGCCATGCGCGGCGCAAAGCAATTCAGATGAAAGAGGTGGACGCCTACACATACAAGCCCGGCTTTGGCTGGGAGAAACCAAAACAATGAAATTTATAAATTCCATATCAACACTCTTTGGTGCATGCGCTGTATTGCTGCTGATCATCACTGTTTCTGCTGCGTGGTCTGCGCTGTGGCTGGGGATGGCCCTATCAGTTCTATGGGGCTGGATCATCGTCCCTATGTTTGGCTTGGCGCCTATTACTGTTGTGCAGGCTTACGGTCTAATGCTGGTCGTGCGCCTTATTACCATCAAGATTGACCTCAACAAGGATAGGTCGGGGTTTAACCAAGCGGCTCGGAACATTATCGTAGCGCCGCCGATGGTTGCAGTGGTGTCCTTATTTATCGGCTGGATCATATCGGCGTGGGTTTAGATGGCTTGCGGAGGATGCGCCAGGAGGCGAGAACTAATGAGCAAATACGCAAGGATTGCACGTGAACGAGCTAAGAAACTTATCGAACGGGCGGCAAGGGCCAGAGAGCCACGTACTCCGAATGGCAAACGAGCCAGATCAGCCGAACATCAGCGACTTTATGACGCTATTGCAGATGAGCATCGAGACACACAACAAGGCATCACAGGCCATGCAGGAATTGTCGGAAGCGATCCGGCTGCAGGCGAACGCGATAGCTGCTCTGGTTGAGGCGCAGACGGCTGATGATAACGACGATGACGAGCCGGGATTTCAAACACTCGATGGCAGGTGACAGGTGTCAGGTATAAAGCTTCGCAGGCTCAAGCCAACGATACGCAGCCTGACCCCTGCACGATCAAGCGCTGGCGGTAGCGCACACATGCGGGCACCGGAGTCAGTGCGTACCAAAAGGCGATTGAAGTTGTGGGCAGAAGACCCCCACTGCAAGGCATGTAGGGAGTTGACTGATTACCCCTGGGGCTTTGAGTTGGATCACATCATTCCCCTAAGCCAAGGTGGACCGGATACGGAAGAGAACAGCCAAGTGCTTTGTATTGAGTGCCATAAGGACAAAACCAAGGCAGAAATGGCTGGTGAAGTGTGGGATGGAGCGGGGAAATGACGGGGGGGGAGGTTGAAATTTGGAAAAGACCGATTCCTAAAGCAC